CGGCATGGTTGGTAAAAATAAAAAACCTAAGAAGTAAGTTATGGCCGTTTCTGGAAGCACGGATTTTGAATTAGATGTCTCTGATTATATCGAAGAGGCTTTTGAGCGTTGTGGCTTAGAAGTTCGCACGGGATATGATTTAAAGACAGCTAAAAGATCGCTAAACTTAATGTTAGCTGATTGGGCTAATCGTGGATTAAATTCATGGACAATTGCTCAACGCAGTTTATCTTTAACCGCCTCTGATGGGGAATACAATTTAGGCACAGATGTCATAGACATACTGAATTTAGTGGTTAGAAGAGATAATACGGATTACAGCTTAGATCGTTTAAGTCGCAGTGATTACATTACAATCCCGAATAAAACTACGACAGGGCGTCCTAATCAGTGGTTTTTAGATCGTCAATTAACGCCTGTTTTAAAGATATGGCCTCTTCCAGAAAATAGCACTGACGTTATTTATTATGACGCTCTAACTAGAATGGATGATGCCGATACTTTTACAAACACCCTGGATTTACCATTTAGATTTTATCCTTGTTTAGCGGCAGGATTGGCGTATTACATTGCAATTAAACGAGCTCCTGATCGTGTTCAATTACTAAAAGCAGTATACGAAGAAGAGTTTGATAGAGCCCGATCTGAGGATAGAGATAGAGCATCATTTAATGTAGTGCCTTATTCAGGCTCTTATTACGGGTCGTAAGCATGGCTAGATTTGCATCAGGCAAAAAATCTTACGCGATTTGTGATCGTTCGGGTTTTAGATATCCGTACAAAAAAATGCGTAAAGAGTGGAATGGACTGTTAGTTGGCCCAGATGAGTATGAGCCAAAGCATCCACAATTGGGACCTTTTAGAACGGTATCTGACCCGCAAGCATTATTAAATGCTCGGCCTGATCGAATAGAGCCTTACGATGTTTTTGTAGGTGTTCCTACAGTAGAAGTACCTGAGCCGAAGCCAACACGTGCTTTTGGGCAAGTAGGTAGTGTAACGGTGACCACATCATGAGCTATACATACGCACAATTGAAAACAGCTATTCAAGATTTCACAGACAATAGTGAAACTACTTTTGTTAACAATCTGCCTATTTTCATTAAAAACGCAGAAGAAAGAATATTAAAAAACATACAATTAAGTTTTTTTAAGAAAAATGCTTCAGGAAACATGACGGCTTCTAACAAATATCTAGCCATGCCGTCTGATTATTTAGCTTCTTTTTCGCTATCTTTTATTAATGGTAGCGGTGATCACGTCTTTTTAGAGCTTAAAGATCTAGATTTTGTTCAGTCATTTAATCCAGATGGATCTGATACAGGTGCTCCTAGATATTATGCAGTATATGATGTGGATAACTTTATTTTAGGTCCGACACCGGATTCTAGCTATAGTAGTGAACTGAATTATTTTTACCGTCCGGCTAGTCTAACGGCGGGGGCAGATAGCGGCACAACATGGTTAAGTGAGAACGCAGAATTGGCTATGTTGTACGGATCCTTGCTAGAAGCGTATACTTTCATGAAAGGTGATGCTGATTTATTAGCCACATATGAAAAGCGGCTGATGGAGGCTCTTGTGGGCATGAAACAGCTTGGCGAGGCTAAAGAAGTCACCGATGAATATAGAACGGGCAAAGTAATTAGGCAGAAACAATGATAAAAGCTTTAGAGATAGATCTCCCCACAAAGTTCAGTGTGGATGTAAAAACAACGAATAAACGTGGTTTTACTCCTGAAGAAGTAGCTGAGCGGTGTGCCGAAAGGCTTATTTCAATATCGGATACTGCTCCAAACGAGCTTAAGGCTCAGGCGCATGCTTTTAAGCGTGATATAATCAGGCTATTATCTTTTTATATGCGGGAAGCAATAAAAAGCGACAGGACTAATCTATACAACATGCTGCTAGAATCCGGGGAAAAAGATCTGGCAGAATTAATTAGGAGACTATAAAGATGGCTTTTACTGGCAACTTCATGTGTACTAGCTTTAAATCAGAGCTAATGACTGCTACACATGATTTCACAAATGGAACAGGTAATACATTCAAACTAGCGTTGTATGACAACAATGCTTCTTTTACTGCAGCAACTACAGCGTACACGGCTACCGATGAAGTTAGTGGCACGGGATATAGCGCTGGTGGCGGTACTTTAACTAATGTTACGCCTACTACTTCGGGAACTACAGCGTTTACTGATTTTGCAGATTTAACTTTTTCTTCTGCAACTATTACAGCTCGTGGTGCTTTGATCTACAACGATACTGCAGCGGGTGATCCCTCAGTAGTTGTCCTAGACTTTGGCAGTGACAAGAGCTCTTCAGCGGGTGACTTCACTATCGTATTTCCTACGGCAGATGCATCCGACGCGATAATTCGTATCGCATAAGGCGTTTTAGATGGCCCAACTAACTGGATGGGGCCGTGGCGCGTGGTCTAGCGGCGCGTGGAATGAAGGTGCTCCTGTCGAAGTTACTGGCGTAGAAGCTACAGGATCTCCTGGTTCTGTAGCGGTTACCGCTGAACAAAACATCCCTCAAACAGGCTTATCTGCTACATCTAGTGTCGGCAGCGTTACTGTCAACGCCGACGCTAATATATCGGTCACTGGCGTAGAAGCTACAGGATCTTCCGGATCGGTAGTTGCTACTGGCGGAGTGAGTATATCGGTAACTGGCATAGAAGCTACAGGATCGCCAGGTTCTGTCATAGTTGCGATCATACGCAATGTAGATGTCACTGGTTTAGAAGCCACGGGATCTATCGGATCAGTCACTGTAACAGGTCTAGCTAGTGTAGATGTAACAGGTTTAGAAGACACCGGATCTGTTGGATCTGTAACAGCAACCGGTAATGCCGACATATCGGTTACAGGGCTAGAATCAACGGGATCTATCGGATCAGTCACTGTAACTACGGAAGTTAATGAAAGTGTTAGTGGGCTGGAAGCAGTCGGTTCACAGGGCACTGTTTCTGTCACAGGTAATGCTAGTGTGACCGTAACAGGGCTAGAATCAACGGGCGAAGTAGGGGATGTTCAGTTCGCTATTTTCGTTACCGTATTTGCAACGGGCGTAGAGGCGACAGGTGAAGTAGGCGACGTTACTGTTGAAATTAATCAGATTGTAGATGTCACCGGTGTCGCGGCAATTGGTCAGGTTGGACCTGCTTTAGTATGGGGTAACATAACACCAAACCAGACTTCAAGTTTTAATGGTATACTTCCCGCACAGACACCTAGCTGGGGAAATATACAGCCTACCGGCACTGACGATTGGACTGAAATATGATAAAAGGTGGTGTATACTAAAATGAGCGAAATACAACCAAATTTAATAGAGGAACTTAGATATGCCTAGTACCTATACCACTAATCTTGGCATAGAAAAGATAGCCACCGGCGAACAATCGGGCGTCTGGGGTGATACTACTAATACCAATTTAGACCTTATAGATCAAGCCGTTAACGGTATTGTATCGATAACTTTACCTTCAGCAGGTACTTCGGGCTCTCCAAATGCACTAAATATTAGCGATGGAAGCCTTTCTGACGGTCGAAACAAGTTCATAGAGTTTGTAGACGGTTCTGATTTAGGCGCCACAGCCTATGTTCAGCTGGTTCCAAACGATGCTGAAAAGATAGTAATTATTAGAAATAGCCTTTCAGGCGGCCAAAGTCTTATTATTTTCCAAGGCACATATAACGCTAGTAATGATTTTGAAATAGCTAACGGAAAAGACGTTGTTTTAAAATTTGATGGCGCGGGAACGGGTGCCACCGTTACACAAGTATTTAACGATTTAAGTGTTGCAGGTATTACAGCAACTACCGCAGACATAAACGGTGGAACCGTAGATGGAGCAGTGGTTGGCGGAACGACAGCCGCAGCAGGAACGTTCACTACCCTGACCGCCACTACTTTAGGCGGTGCTTTAGACGCTAATAATCAAGCGATTACCAACGTAGATATTAACAGCGGAGCTATAGATGGCACCACAATAGGTGCTTCTTCTGCCGCTGCTGGTACATTTACTACGCTTAGTGCTACTACTTTAGGCGCGGCTTTAGATGCTAACAACCAGGCTATTACAAACATTGATGTTAATAGTGGGGCGATAGACGGGACTACCATCGGAGCTTCTTCTGCCACTGCAGGTACATTTACTACTCTTACTGCGACTACTCTTGGCGGTGCTTTAAATGCTAATAGTCAGGCTATTACTAATGTAGACATTAACAGTGATAATATTGACGGCACTACAATTGGCGGCGCTTCTGCAGCAGTGGGTACTTTTACCACGATGAATGCAACTACCGTTGATTTAGGCGATTGGACTATTACAGAATCAGCGGGCGTATTATATTTTGCTACAGGTGGAGTAGATAAGATGAAGCTCGATGCTTCGGGAAATTTAACAGTAGTTGGTGATGTAACAGCATTCGGAACGGTTTAATATGGCTATACCTTCAAGTGGCCCATTATCACTGGATGACATCCAGACTGAGTTCGGTGGAACAAACCCTATCAGCTTGTCAGAATATTATGCTGGCGGTGCTAATGTTCCTCCCGGCGCAACAGGTGACAGTGGCCCTATTCCAACGTCAGGTGAGATTGCAGTAGGCGAGTTCTATGGCTCTACAGCTAGAGTACCTATTGTAATTAACAATACAGGCACAACACTTAGAGCAACCATTTACACATTAGCTAGTGCTGATCCAGCGTACATTGCTGGAATAACTGATGTCGTGTACAACAATTCAGGTACACTTTATTCAAATCTCACTACTGGCGCAGCTTTAAGAACAGGTACATTTGCATCTGGTGATACAGTAAAGATTGTTAATACTGGTTTGATTATTGGTCAGGGTGGTGCTGGTGGTAATGGTAGTCCGGGGACACCTAGAGATGGTGCTGGTGGTGGCCGAGCTTTAGCACTACAATGGCCAGTTACTATTGACAACACAGGCGGCACTATTGCTGGCGGTGGTGGTGGTGGCGCGGGCGGTCTTAGTGGGGTATATCCTCTGCCAAATCCAAACCCCAAAGCTCCGCCTAGCTTTCCCCCTTATGGCGGCGGTGGCGGCGGTGGCGGCGCTGGAACAAACGTGGGGACGGGCGGTACTGGTGGCGCACCAGATGGATCGCCGGGTTCGAATGGAACACCAACAACAGGTGGTGCAGGTGGTGCATCCACAGGAGGGCATCCAGCTCCAATCATAGCAAATTCAACAGGTGGTACTGGTGGAAACAGGGGATCAGCAGGATCGCCAGCCCCTGCTGGTACTGGCGGTGCGGCTGGACAAGCAATCATTAGTAATGGTAATACAATCACATGGATAGACATGGGAACAATTAACGGGCCAACATCATGATATTATTTAGAATATACATTGAAGATAATAGAGTTATTAACAAAGTCTATTGGAAAAACCAAGCTGATGATGCTGGCTTCCAAGCATTGGTAGCTCAGATCAATGCAGTATTTCCAAATGAAAACTTACCCTATGACAATCTAGCAATAGGTGTAAATGTCGGTGATTCCAATGTGCTGACAATTCATCAATGTTCAGTAGCACAAGACAGTGCGCTTGCGGCCAGATTACAGAATGATCTGCTAATAGATAAAGACTTCATTCGATATATCTATGATCTAGAAAACGCTACCAAGAGTTACGAGATTTTCTACAAGAACAATCAGGCCTATCCCGTTCAACCATTAGGTGCAGGATTAAGTATCTATCGCATATCAGACATGGTTGACTCTAATTTTAATAAGACAGGATTGCAGGGCGTGTATGTGCGCGGCAGTAATGCAGACATATTTACATGGGCTGAGACATTAAAGCCGGGTATAACTATGCCGATTACTGTAGGCAGACAACTAAATGATGATGATTCCTTCAAGTTTGAATTTAATACAGCAACAAAAGAGCTGGTATCCGTTAAATTATTTGCAAGACCAGAAAGAACAATGGTATGGAATTCAGCGGGTACAGACACATATATTGAATACACCGCCGATTATTTTGAGGATCTAGCTAATCCAGAAGAAGCCGAAATAGTTAAGGCTAAATATGACAATCACGGCAACCGAGTAGCAAGTGACACTGCTATTGAAGACATTAAAGAGTACATAATGGTTCCTAAAGAGGGCGAGGATGGCGTTTTTGAAAAAAGAAAATTATCGGAGATTTAATTTTGCTGAATTTTGAAAAAAATAAATACTTACAATTAAACAACTTTGTAGATCAAAAGACAGTAGACTTATTAACAGAAAGATTATTCCAACACAGAGACAATAAAAAAAGCGCAAGTTACCAAGGTGTTGACGATCAGGTAGAAAAGGCAGATTCTTTCTACTTCAACCAACAACTACACGATGACTTGGTTTCCATGTTTCACTGGAAGGCTAAAGAAAATCTAGAACAAGCCATTGGAAAATCGCTAATTCCATCTTATGTGTATGCACGCATATATAAAAAAGGTGCAGAGCTAGTCAGACATTCAGACAGAGAAGAAACTGAGTATTCAGTCACAGTCAATCTCAATGCTTCATCAAAAAAAGCATGGCCAATATATTTTAAGAATGGCAAAAAAAAGACAGTCGAGTGCAATCTTAATGCTGGTGATGCTGTCATATATAAAGGGGTAGAATTAGATCATTGGCGCAATCCATTAGAAAAGCAATGGCACGCACAGATGTTCTTACACTATGTAGATGCTAATGGGCCATATGCAGAGAAGGCATTAGTCGAACAAGATAGAACAAATAAGTCAATGCTCTTACCAGAAACTACAAACTATTGGCTGTATTCTAATGACAATGACAGCATACCAAGAGACATCTGCAAGTATTATATCGAACAGTTCAAGACGGCTAAGTCAGAGAAAGCCAGCGTAGGACTGGATTCACAAGGCCGTGTTGATGAAAACATACGCAAGGTAAAGCACGCTAATCTACCTACCTGGACAGGAATCACAAGTTATCTAGTGGCCGCCGCACATGATGCAAACTTTCAGAATTGGAATTATGCAATCAGCAAATGCAATCAGTCAGAGTATTTGAAGTACACCAAGA